GATAGGCAGTATGAAGCCCTGAAGAAGGCAGACGCACGCGGAGATCTGGATGCACGCCTCAAGATACTCAAAGAGCTGGAGATAGCTAGCTTCGGACGACGCCGCTAGAATAGGTGCCAATCTTACAGGCTTGCGTTGCTAGAAACCATCACCTGTTTAGGTTTTGCATTTTGTTTTTTTTTTGTTGTTTACTAAATGCTTATTGTCTGCTTATAAATTATCTAATTTTATATTAAGCCATCATCTGGAAACTAGAAACTAGAGCTAACCATAGTAATGGATTATTGGGTACATTTACAAATTCTTTTATTTTGCCTTATAATTGGTATAGGTATTTCATTGTTTCTAGGCGCACGTTCTTATATCAAAATCGCTCTAGTAGTTCTCTTAATATATATACCTATTCAAATATATTATTCTTACAAACTAAGCCAGACACTAGTACCCATAAATACAACACTTTATAATATTACCACCACCCCAGAAACAATACAACAATCAGTTATTAAAGCATCACCACAACTAGCAGCTAGCCAAACAATCACTGCGGACGGTTCCTTAATTACAATACCCGCATCCAAACAATCAGTGATGGCATTTCAATCGACGCCAAGTTCTATTATACCCGATTATTATCCGCGTAAACCGGAAGAAGGAAACAGATTTGCTACTGAAAAACATCTAGAGGATACAAAATATTCTATCTTTCATCAAGAAACACAGAGTGGTCAAACCGCCCAAACCGGTTATTCTGTAGATAAACCACCTTTTGACGGTCTCGACCCTAAAGAATTGCTTTCTCGCCTGAATTATATCTACTATGCCACTGCCCAACCTGCAAAGCGAATTAATTATCACGATTTTAAGACTCATGCTGACCAGCTGCTAGACACCGACGGAACTAAATTATCTAATAATGACCCCAAGTTGCAATCATATTCTGCGGGGCATTATCCTCAACTTACGGTGGATCAGATTGACGCCCGAGATTGCCTTAATTATGGTAGTGGTCCTAAGTCCTGCTTCCAAAGCAAACAGTTATTTTATAATGCCGCGCGTGATTTCAATATTCTAGATAAGGGGGTTAATGTGGATAATGCTAATCTAGTAGTGCGGGAGGATTTCAGTATGCCCCGGAATCTAGAAGCTATCACCAGTCGCCCATTACCACTAGATGTGGCAGACCGTAATGCAGGGGCCCGCGTGTTATTTGTAAATGCCCCTAGAGGAAATCTAGATGTACCTCTAGACCAAGAAAGCAATGAATCCCTTGGCCGGAAATTGGATGATTCAAAAGCACTTTGCCGTAATTGTAAACTAGCGGTGTGCACTGATGATTACTGTGGATTGCAAAATTCTTTGTTTATGTGATCTAGGAATGGTTTCTAGTTGTGTTTTTTTTAAAGTTTTTCTATGTTTTAATTTGGTTATCATTCTAGAATATAAAAAAAAATAAAAAACCCAAAATGAACTATAAAGTTTAAAGTTTTACGCAGTTTTTTTTTTAATAACTGCTTTTTCTTTATCCAATTTACTAGATTTACTAGTTTCACCTAGTATATTATCTAATGTTGCTATTCCATCAGTCGTAGTATTTTCTGGAAGTGTTGTTTTGGTAATTGTTTTCTTATTAATTGTTTTCTTTTGCTTTACTATTTTTGAATCTTCTTTTACATCAGGTGTGATGGCAGTCTCTTCTTCGTCATCAACTTCATTATCACTAGAAATTGCAGATTCTGTAGGGCGTTCAATAACTTCATAAGAAACATAATTATTAATCAATTGCTTAAAATCAGAAGATGTTTTATTTAGTTTTAGTGATGTAGCTTTTATTTCACTTTCTAATTTTTCAATTTCATTAAATAATGGTTCTAGATGTTTCTTAACATTTTCATTACTTAGAACTTTTATTGTTGAATTATATAGATTTAATGCATTTATTTTACCTTGAACTGAACCATTATTTATCTTATCATAATTATATATATATTTCATATAGAAATATAGAAATTTGTAAGAATAATTATTTTTAAAATATAACAACCATACATGATTTGAAGGATAAATTTTTTGATTATAATAATAAGTTGCACCTATAGAACCATCTTGTGCAATAACTACACATTCACTATCAAATAAATATTCATCAACATATCCGGTAATTCCATTTGCAGTTAAATATGGATACAGACTTCCTTTTCTATCTTGTTGATTAATTGGTCTTCCAGATTTTAAATTAACAAATTTATCCATTAAATCTTCCACATAGTCTTTACCTTTAACCCCATTACTTAATAGTTCGATAATTTTATCTTTAATGATAATTTCTTGGTTTGGTATTTTTTCTTTGTTATCGCGTATTTTAAATGTTTGTTCTTTCATATCATTTAACATTTTAATTAGTTCGGGTGAAAATTTATCTGGAATAGGGATTTTATAGTTGTCTAGATTAGTTTTGTTAATATTTCCAAGGGTAGAACCATTAAATAGTTTTTTAATAAATTCACTCCAAGTAGATTTCAAATAGTAATATATATACAAATTTAATAATTCTGTATTTGCAGAAAATACAAATACATGGTCAGAACAACTAAATTGATTATCAATAAAAAGACATCCTTCTCCACCATTACCTAGTATTATATATAATTTATCTTTAATTTCACATATATCTGAATATTTTATATCATTTGAACTTCTATAAAATCTATATTTACCGCTATCTTTACCTGTATCGGCTGGTAATTTTGTTTTGCTACGATATTCAATAATATCACCTAATAATTTGATACTCCATCCTGATTTAACTTGCATAGTATCTTTAACATAATCTTTACCGTTCAATGAATATAAATATATATTATCAAATTCAGCTTGGCTAGATTTGGAAGTTTTGCGTTTTCTAGTAGGGCGTATTAAATCATTATAAGTTGCACGTGCAACTTCAATTAGTTTTGGTTTTCCAATGATTGTGCCTTTATCTTTTATTAATTCATATTCATTGGTTGTATCATTAAAATTTATTACATCATCAGGTTCTTTGTCAACTTTAATTTCATAAAATACTACTTCGCTAGTTTGTTTTCCATCATTATCAAAATATATTACGCTAGTTTTAGTTTTAGTATTACTAAAAGAATCTACCGGTATAGATACTACATATCTAACATTAAATTTTTTAATAAGAACCTCTCGTATTTCACTATAGATTCCATCAAAGAATATACCTTCTTTAAAAACTGCACGGCATTTACCATTTGGTGCTAATAAGTCCATAAACAATACCATGCTAGCTGCTTCTTTATTATTTACTTTATTTATAGGTATACCATATTTATCTGTTGCTCTTTGGATACGTTGGCTACAATTTTTGAATACTATTTTAGATTCATCAAGATGTATTTTAGTTTTTTTATTTTCGTCAGTGTATTTTTTAATTTGCGCTAGAATATGTTTAAAATGTTTTTCTTCTGGCGTATTTCCATTAATTTTAAGATTATTCCATATTTTCTTTTGTTCCTTAGTTAAACCCTTTTCCATATCTTTCTTTTTATCTTTAATGAATTTTAAAATTTTATTATTCTTCTTCATTTCTTCCGTTTGCTTTGTTTTATCACCACCAAAAGGACAATTTGAATATAAATAATCCCAATATTCAAAATCACCATTTGTATTAGTAAATTCACTTTGAAATGTATTTCCACGCTTGAAATTATCTAATTCCGGAAATATACCAGTAATCGCGAATAATTCAATTCTAGCAAGTTTTATAACATCATCATTAATATCAAAATGTTTTATGTTATTAACCATTTCTGGCGTCCAAACAAGTCCTTTATCTTTTAATTCATTATCCATAATTTCTGCATAACCACAAGTGAAACCACCAGAACCCCCAAATGGATCACCCATTGTTGGAACTTCATATTTCAAATTTCCTTCGGACATTGTCGTTTTTTTTAATTTTGGTATATCTAGTTCAAAAATACAACCTATAGCATCTCGCGCTGTAAAATATGCACCTAATTCACTTATTGCAGTTTCATCACGACCAATAAAATATTCATAAATTTTACCAGAAACGTGTATTTCAGTATTTTTAGTATCAATATCATTGACTAACATAATTAGTTGCCAATATTTATCAGTTTCAAGATCTAATACTAAATGCGTGGGAATAATTTCATTAAAATATCTTTTTAAAATCTTCAAAGTATTTCTAATATGTAGATATAAATCATCAGTATTTATTTGATATTTTTTCTTTAAAAAATCACTAAATTTACAATATTTAATAAATTCTTCTTTTGCTTTTTTAAATTTTATTTCTCCATCTTCTGGTTCAGCTTTTATTTTTTTAAGATTAATATCTGCAAATGCTTCTATTTTATCATCAATTAATTTCAAGCAATAAAATAGAATAAATGTTTTCATAGCTTCCATATTATAACCAAAACCATTATTTCTTAAGAAATTATGAATATGATGAATATGTCCTTCCAATTCTTCTTTATTTTTGAAAACTTTTTTATTCTTTGTTGCCCTATCGCATAGTTGATTAGCAGATTCTTCTTTGCTAGAAGCCATTTTAATAAAATTATGTACTAACTTTTCTGTATCTAATTAAATTTTGATAAATTATTATTAATAAATAAATAAAATCAATTTTTTAAACTAGCATATTATTATGAAAATATTAAAAATGAATATAATAAAATATAGCCAAATTAAAAACAATTAGAAAAAACAAGTATTTAATTACTATTCAATATCTGAATTATCCGATTCTTCATTGACAAGTGTTGATTTTAATTTTTGCAATCTAGCATGTAAATTTCCAAATAGTTTATTTCCGTAAAGTTCCTCTGGCATTTCGGGTAAGTGTTTTTCTTCAAAATATTTATAGTAAGTTTTACAATCAAAGATTCTATCTTTTTTACAAACTAATTCCCATTCAATACAGGTTTTTGGAAAACCATCTGTTTTTATATTTAGAAAATCATAATAATTAGTCCAAATGGTTCCTTTAAATTCGTTTTCAGGATCGGGAATTTCTTCATTTTCTAATGCCCAGGACTTATATTCAATTTTATTTTTAAAATTTAACAATTTAATTTTGTCTTGCAATAATGTATATTTTAATTTTTTAATATCATATTCATTTTGACGTATATTGCTAGAATTGCGAATTGCTAATTCTTCATAAATTTGTATCCAAGTATCTCTTAAGATTTTATAATCTTTTTCTATGTTAATAATTACTTCTTGAATTTCTTCAATTTCTTCAACTAAATTTTGTGTTTCTTTATTATCATTCTGTGTCTGTTGTAAATCAGATTCTTTTGGGGCTGAATATATTTTATCCTCTATTGAATTTTTATATGATAATAATAAATTATTTAAATATTCATACGAGATTTTATTTTCGTCAATAGGTATATTTAGTTTTTTTATTACTTCCATTAATTTTGAAATTCTAGACTTATCAATACTAGGTTTAATTATTTTTGAGACAATATCATACTGAACATCATTTTTTATATATTCTAAATAATTTATTGCAGATTTAAAATTACCTTCTCTAATATCTTTTAATTTTATTGGTAATAATACATGACATATTTTATTTTGATTATATTTTCTAATACCTCTGCCAATAGATTGAGCTAAATCTATATAGCTTTGTTTATTATCTGCAATTATTACAAAATCAATCGGTTTATGGTCATATCCTAAGTCTATTTTTTTACAAGTAATTAAAATACACTGCTTTGTATATTTTTCATATTCTTCTAGAACTTTATTAATAGTTTTTATATTTTCATCAGTAATATTTGTTTCTATTTCCATTAATTCGTTTGCTTCATTAGTATTTTCAGAATCATCAGAATTATTATTAATTTCTTCATTTAATATATTTCCTAATGTATTATTTGTGCTAATATTTAATAATTTATTTTTTAACATTCCAACATATGGCTGAAATATTTTAATATATTTATCATCGCCATCTAATTTTCCAACATTTAATTCATTATTTAAATTATCATATAAATCATAACAATTTTTAGTAGTATTACAAAATATTATTGCTTTTTGTTTATTATATTTTGTAAATCCTTCATTAAGCATTTGAGGTAATTTTTTATATTTTGCTATACTATTATCATTTCTATTAAAATCTTTACCATCATCATTATTTTCATCTAAATCTATTTCAACCATAGGTTCTAATGTGCACAAATGTCCTGCTTCAATTAATTCCTTAATAGATACAAAATTTAATAATTTACCATATAATTCTATATTCTCTTCCTGTTTTTTATAAGGTGTTGCACTTAGAAATAATTTTTTTGCAAATAGTGGATTCTCAATAAACTTTTTACTGGTTTTTGTTCCTGATTTCCAATTATAAATATAGTGAAATTCATCATACACTATTAAATCAATAGGTATTTTATGTGCTTCTATAAAGTCAACTAAATTATCTAAAGATTGATAAGTGCTTGAGATAAAGTTAAAATTAGGATTTTTAAATATTTCTTCTTGAGTTTTCTTTGCAACTTTTGAATTATATTCTAGATATTTAACGACAACACCATTTATACTTAATAATTCTGTATTATTAATATAATTTATATCAGATTTATTAGTATTTCTATTATCTATATTGTCATCTTTGTCTGTTTCTATAGCTATATCTATGCTTTTATTTCTACTATTTGAATATATACTCTGAGCACAAAGTTTTAATCTAGGAGTTAGAAAAATTACATTAAAATGTTTTATTTCTTTTGTGTCATTTTCCGATAAATGTCTGTAAATATTTGCTATTATATTAAAGCAAATTAAAGTTTTGCCACTTCCGGTAGGGCTTTTTACTATACATTTATTATTTATTAATAATTCTGTTATTGCATTGTCTATATATTTAATTTGATAATCATATAATGTTCTAACTTGTTTTGTAGTTTTAATATAATTTATATAACACTGTTTAATAGCTTTTTTTAATTTTAAATTACTTTGTGTTTCTATTTCTAGAATATCATATAAACTTTTATAATTGTCTATATGTTTTTTAATAATACATTCTAAAATCTGAGATGGATTCTTCTTTGTTATCTTAATTAATTTTTTTATTCTATCTGCCATTCAAAATTATTATAAGATGGTAAATTTTTTATATAATTTATTTTATATATTTCAATTTTTTTTAATATAAAAATAAATCAATATAATTTTAGTATCTTTTACAGAATTAATAAAATTAGAATGGAAAAATCAATTAATGATTCTATTGAACATATTTATAATTTAATAAAAGAACATTATCATAATTCAAATAATAATTCAATAACTGATGAATTTATTAATAATTTATTAATTTACTATGATGAAAATAAAATAATTTATTGTTTACAAACACTAGATAATATTGATATTAATTATAAAATAAATGATAACAATATTCCAGAAACAACAGAAGAACAAATATTAATTATAAACTCACGTAAAGATGATAAATACCGTGCAGCTGTTAAATCACGTTTTCAAAGATGTATAATTTGCGAGCCCGATATGTGTGTTCCCGAGTGTTGTCAGGTCGCTCATATCTGGGATTTTGCTAAATGTGATGATGCTAGTAAATATAACCCGGATAATGGTTTATTAATGTGTGCAAATTGGCATCTGCTGTTTGATGCAAATTTAATGAGGTTGGAACCTATTCCAAGTGCGATAGGAATGGTTCGAATCATTCTAGCAGATGGATTAAAAAATAGTGCAATGTATAAATATCATAATAAGATAATTACTATTCTGCCAGAAAATATAGAATTCCTAGAAAAACGTTATCATTGATTCTAGTTAGTTTTAGTTTGTATCAGCATTCTAGTTTTTTAGCATTCTAGTTTTTTCATTTTTTTCCCTTTAGAATATTCCTTAGGATATATTAGTATTGCTAGAAGTATTGCCAGAAGTATTGCTAGGAAGATGGATTTATCTACATTTTTGATTCTAGCGATTATATTTGTAATTCTGCTTTCTATTGGGTTTATGATTCCCGAGGTAAAATATAAAATCGCTTATTTTATGATTATTTGTTTGCTAGGATTGAGTGTATTGAATATTTACCTAGCTATAGTATATTACATACAGCTTCGTAATGATCCGGGAGTGCCAGGGCAACAGGGTAGCAAGGGTCCCAAGGGGTCAAAAGGTCCACCTGGTAAATGTTCTTATGCTGAAAAATGCGGTATTGATAATGCTCGTGGATTGATTTTAGATGTTGCCAGTACTATGTATCCTGATATTTCACGTGATTGTCTAGATAAACCTTCTACCCAAAAATGTGGTGACCAGAATACTCTAGAGCAAGCAATGCCAATTAACACGCAAATAAATATGTTGGAAAAGATAGCATTTTCTAGTACCATGTCAGAAAAAGATTTTAAGGCTAAGCTAAATGTATGTATGCAAGATTCTAATCAATGTATGGATCCTGCGGACTTCTAAGATGCTTATAAAATCTCATAAAGATATTCTAGAGGGGGAAACTCAAAATATTTTTCTATCCGGCTAAATATATTCATAAAATATAGTATTTCTAGAATGGAAACAATTTACCTATTTATCATATTTGCCATCGGCGTTATTATCGCCATAGGAATTGGATTGGAAATAAGTAAAAGTATTGAAGAAACCGTTATCTATGTATTATTCTGGTTTCTATATTTAATCACTATAATTACATTTATCAATATTATTTTGGTTGGAAATTATTATATGACGATGCGAAATAAAACAGGACCGCCTGGTTTACAAGGCAAGCAGGGAGAACAGGGTGATAAAGGTGAAGCAGGTAAGTGTAATGCAGATTGTCGGGACCAATATTGCTATAATTATATACTGGGTGCAGATGGTATAATTCCAAAGAAATTAAGGGCACTTAATCAAGGAGTTAATGTAGATTTAAATAATATATATATCAAAAGTAAAGTAGCGCAACTTTGTGGTAGTGATGAATTTAAACAGCTAGCACCGTATAATGGTCCTAATAATTTGGTTCGTTATCTAGGTAGTGTATGGGATATTTGGATAGAACTTATCTATAATGCAGGTGGAAAATTATATTTTGAAACTATTGGTGCAGAGGAACAATTTGATTGGATAAAAGAAACGCCGTTTGATGAGATTCGAAAATATGATGTATTTTATTGGGGTATGGGTATGCAATATAGGCCAAAAATGCTTGAAAGATGTTATGCTAGTGATGATGGAAATACTCCAAATCCAGGCGCCTCGGGATATATTCTACGAGTTGCAAAAACTGATTTATATGATGGTATTACCAATGATTCTGGTTCTAGAGCTTTTAATGGTGTTAGTATTTGGCGCGCTAAACAATTTACTTATAAAGGTTCAGTATTTTATCCTTTGGGTGATGTATTAATGGGTCCTTCTAGAAGTGGCGAATCGACATCCAGCAATAAGCATGTTGGTGCCATTAAATATCCACATCCACAATCCGGCCCTGCACGCGAAACTATTATAGTATCAGGTGATGTTAAAGGTCCAATTAATTATGAACCACTATGGTCTAATCAAGAAAATGGAAATCAATTCTGGGTATGGCGACCAATTGCCCCGGCAGGTTATATGGCACTAGGTGATATAATTACTACTTCGGCCGACCCACCCCTTACGGGAAATCAAGCGCCAATAAGGTGTATTCCTGCGCCATTAGCAAATAAGATTCCTGCAAGTGGGAATGTTCTATGGTCTAGTCTTGGTTCTCAAGAACCTATTAATTTTAATATGCTAGGATTTGTACCTAACACTGGAGGATACACCGGCGCGGAAGATGGAAATGCTTATAATCTATTTCGCGGTGTAGTGGGAACTGGAACTAACATCCCGAGCTCTGATATTAATGCATCATTTTATTATATTGATCCTACTAAATATGATACCACATTCCAACTAGGAAAACAGAATGGGCGGCCAGATACTAATCCAGATGCAAATAAAGTTGGTAAAGGATACATACCTACCACTCAAAAAGATTCTAAATATTCCGTTCTAGCATACTTACAATTGAAAAATCAACCTACACTAACTCATAATAAAACTAGTATAAAATTGTTCGGGCAGATATTGGATAATGCAATTGGAAGTACATATACTCTTTCACCCACAGCAACACCTACATCTGGAATTAAGTGCCTAGCTGTTAGTAATGGTGCAGTTAATCAAATCACATATAACTATGATGATGAAAGCCAATATTTCAGTATTGTTATGACTGGAAATATTAAGAATGAATGTAGGATAATACATAAAACTACAGGAAAATATTTAAAATACAAATCGGGATTATTCACTTTACAAGATATAAACGAACCAACAGACCAGGATTATCTTATTTATACTATGGCTTAAGTGTGTTCCTTTAATTGGTAAATATCACGAAAAAGGTTTGGTTTTTAGCATTTTTTAGTTTTTTTTACAAAAATTAATTTATTATATTTCTAGAATATCAATTTATCTTTCAAAATGAACAACAACTTGGGAGAACTCGTAGACAAGGCCTGGAAAGTCATCTTTCCGAAGATATCTCACTACACGCCAGAGGTTGTGCAAGAATATGGAAAGAGCTTACTGCTCCATCCTGCAAAGTGGCCGTGGCACATCTGCTGCTGGCTTCGTGGCGCTGATGCCAACTTCTGGAACCAGTATCTGCCCCCACCACCGCCAGAGAATGAGTAAAGACACCTTCTTATAGGTGTCGTGTGGGGTGTGTGGTGTGGGTGTGAATTACTCTATAGTTGTGATATTTTTCTTTTTTTTATATAGTATTACTCTAGAAACAATCACATCTGCTATCTTGGGATGGGGGGTATATCTTGGATTTTCTTTTTCCTAATCTTGCTATGTATATACGTCTTATTTGGTTTATATCTTACAGAAGGTATTGTCGATTTTAAAACCACAGCATTCACTTGGGTTATATATACGTGTCTTTGGATTACCGTCGGAACAGTATTCTTGCTAGCATATTTCTGGGGAACTCTTCGGACAAAGACAGGCCCATATGGTATTCGAGGAGTTAGTGGAGAACGTGGTGAACAAGGTATAGATGGAACTTGCTCCGTAACTGCAACCCAATCAGAAGCCATTAAACAGATTAATGAATTAATAGATGCACTCTAT